CCTGCCGATGCGTGTTGTTGCCAACAGAGAGCACGACATACTTGGCAGCGCCCTCCTGCACGGCGGTTGCGGTCACCGGCGGCCCGTAGCTGGTGCCCTGATCATAGCGCCCTTCGGCCGTGCCCAGCACCATCTCGCGAATGATCGGGTTGTCGATCTGCGCCGGCGTAGCAGGCTCTGCGTGGCCGGCATTGGCGAGTGCCGCCAGCCGTTTCTTCTCGTCGCTCTGGGCGTACTTCTTGCGGCCGGACGCTGTCTTGTTGCGAGCGTAGTACGCAAGCTGCGCCGCCGTCGGCTTGTGCTTCTTCACGGCCTTCTTGACCTTACGGACGGGTGCCCGCTTCTTCGCTTTCTTCATAAGTCCCTCGTTTGGTTTTGGTACGCTGGTTTGCTTCGGCGATCTGCCTAAGCTTCATCAACTCCGTCCCGATCTTTTCCAGCGCATCTTTGATCGGAGGGAGGAAGAAAATTAAAAGCCCGAATATACCCAAAAGAGGTAATAGGTACATTAGATGGTTCCATGGTGAGAGTTGAAGTCGTCAAGAATAAGGCGGCACGCTATGTCAAGCGGGTATGCGTTAATGATTGCAGTGTCGTTCGGTATCTTGAGGTAAACCCGAGAAGGGTATCCAGCCGCATGCGTTGTATAGTACGGCCGAAAGAGATTGCTATTGTTCCATGTTGCTTGGCCACGGACAGATCGTTTGTAGTGTGGTCGCCATGGCTCAACAGCGTACCCCTTAAAGTTATCCCGCAAGTCCTCGTTCAATAGTCCGATGATCTCGGCGCGGCGTCGGCCGACCGCCAGACGATTGGTGTCGTGGTCCAAATGCTGCGGCAACTCCAGCACGCCAAAGGCGATCATTTCGAGCGCAGCCATTACTCGATCTCACCCATACTCTTCAGGATAAAGAGACAACACTCTCGCATGGTGCCGTTACATAACACACGACGGCGCTTACCTAATTTGCCGCCATTGTCCCCACGGACTTTTATAAGCGACACCCGTTGAATGCCAACGCCAGCATGTTTGATTTGCATGTTGAGTTTTTCGCGCCGCAACTCTGCGCGGACATCCTCGCGCATTTCTCGAAATTGACGCGGCGTCATTTGAGCTTCGTCAAACATGCCGTAGGCAAATGCACGGAGGGCGCTCATACTAAAAGCCCGTTCACTTTGCAGAACTCTTCCATGGCGGCAATCTCTGTGCGTTGCCAGACGCTGGGCATTGGCAGTGGTGATACCGTGCAATGCACGGCCCACACAGCAACGAGTTTTGCCACGCCATCCGTGCCTTTAGGATAAGCCACTATCTCACCGCCCACGAGAGCGATGGTAGTCCTCAATAAATTTTCTCGATCTTTCGAGACGCTCTCGCTCATATCGGCTTTCCTTGGCCGGACTCACTGGGCTAACCCATCCTTGCTGTGCTTTGCGATGAAAGGCATCAGCGCATCGACGCTTCGCGACGTCACGGGTAACCCCAAGTCCCTGCAAAGCCGCCAAGCAAATGTTCTCCGTATCGGCACGCTCACACGCAGCATCGATCAATTCCTCTAGGGGGATGTCGGTGTCGTATTGCTTTCTTCGGGACATAATTCTTCCTCACCTTTACCGTCACACCGACAGTCCCACTGACTGTCGTGATCCCCCGCCGATGCACAGATGCAATCTTTTTGGTGTATCCACGGCTTCATCAACCCAGCTTCTTTGGCGGCTTCTGTAATTGTGTAGTATAAGTGATCTTTATCGTCGTCACACTCTAGGTTGCGCGAGTTCTGGATGATGTCCCAGATGAATTCGTTCGACCCAGTAAAGTGCCCGATACGATCTTCTTGGATATGATTAAGATAGCTTCGAACGGATACACTATTTAATATCCGTTCATGGTCCATACTCAAGAGGGAACTAACGGTATCGAAGGGGTTATCCACAGATAAATATACCGCACTGGCGATCTCTTCTGGAGACAACGACGCGAAGAGCAGTCTTAACGTCGTCACTAACTCTTCGCGTCGTTGCTGGTCCATGTTACCTCGCCGGGTTAGAACTTCTTCGCAGCAAATGCCTCGATCAGCTTGAGGGCATCGCTGCTGTCGCCGAGGATGAGCTTGTCCTTCAGGACAGACATCTCTGCGCGTAATGGCTTCAACGCCGCCTCGACCTTCTTGTTGTCATCGCTGGAAGTGTATGCCTTCAGGTCGAACACTTCAGTCAGATAGTTCAGCGTGCCACGATAATGATTGTCGGACACCACAAGACGTGACGCTGCATCCCTGCGCAGCTTGATAGAGCCGTTCTTGACGCCGGTGACAAACTGCTTGCCGGTCAGTTCGCGGGCTGGCCCCTTGAGCCGAGCCTTGATGGCTTCAGCTTTTTCATTCGAGATTTCAGAAAGCCTATTGAGGGCGTGGTTCATCTGCAACGCGCTCATGCGTGGCGCTTCGTTCTTCATTGCTGTTACCTTTCGGGTTACGGTGATTAGAGGGTACGAATGAACGGCTTCATCACCTTGAAGTCGTTATCGCCGAGCGAGATGAAGCCATCGGCCGACAGCTTGCACATGGCCTCGATGGTATCGAGCGTCTCCTTGAAACGCGCCACCTTAAGCGAGTGCTTGGCCAGCATCTTCTCGTTCTTGTGCCAGTGCTTGCCACGATCAGCATGGCTGTGCAGGTCTTCGAGATGGGCTTTCACCTGCTTGGACTTCTCTTCGCAGTCCAGCCGAGCGATCTCGACGGCCCCAGTGATCTCTGTGGCTTTGAGCGTGATATGCGACATTAGGTTTTCTCCATGGCTTCGCGCTGCCTGCGCGATGGTTGGCGCGTGAGTGCGCTCAATGACAAACTGAACATATCGTCTAGCTTGGATTTCTTCTTACGCTTTACCTTGACAGGTATAGGGAGTGGATCGGCATGGGGTGGCGTGCTGTCACCATAGGGCCAGCCCCTATAGGCGACGATCAAATCGTCCTTGGGTTGGTCCATTTATTATCCCCTTAAATGCTAGGTAGTCCAAGGCACATGCACGCTGTGAAGGTGAGTATTGTCGCTGGATACCGCCATCGACGCCATCAGCCCAATCAAACCCATAGCCTTGGCCCTGAAATCTAATCGAGCCCCCTAGTGTCGCTACCCATGCGAGTAACGCTTCGTCTGTGAGCGCAGACGCATCAACGGCGCGTAAGATTGTATCTTCCATTTGTTGAGCCATTGATGACCCCCTTATATGCCAGCAAGTCCAAAGCACACTGCCGCCATGTTTTGTGGTACCCGTGCATCAACTCGTTGCTCTGTGGGTTTTTCGCTACCCACTCCCACAGTCCCACCCTACCAACGATATTAAATTCAAGCATTATTACCCATGCTTGTAACTCTTCGTCGGAAAGGGTTTTGGGGTCGAGCTTTGTCTCAATCATTTCTTCTCAACCACTGTAAAGAACACAGGCAAGAGATGCTTTGGCACAAACTTTTGCAGCCAGTTGAAAACACATGCCGCAATGAATGCCGGTGTAAAGTCTAAACGGTATACCTGACAGAGCCCCGCGAAGATAACGCCGATGACTAGCATGCAGACGGCGATAAAAATTGCTTTACGGAGTATCATCGCGTTTCTCCTGCCATCCGTTTAAGTCATGGTCATGATCTTGAAGCCAGTATCTGGCTGCGACCGCGCGTGAAAGCCACTGGTACCTATACCAAACAAGAGAGTGATCGAGTTTGTGGATTACAAACTCCGCCCCCAACAAAGCAGCCAGCGCAATATGGTACCCATCGCGGCGCTCTTGGATGGATTTCATGATTGCGTCAGTGCTGGTCATAGTATCCCACCACATGCAAGAACCTATGTGCTGCTTCTTCGCGCGTTCTATACCACCCACTGCTCTCGACGTCATACCCCTCAAGGATATTTTGCGAGCGTGCTGATTGAAATCCTTTACCGGATAATTTTGGATCATCATGCACCAACGTCACATCGGCCGAACGTGCGCGCCACTCCCAGCCTTGGCTTGAGTGAGAAGATATGTCCGCGCCAAGCAATGATGCGATGGTGACAAGCTCATCGTCGGAGAGTTTATTCATGAGATACCCCCGCCGCGTTTAGGAACTCTATAGCCGCGTCCCTCTTGGTTCCGTGCCAAGTAAGGCTTTGATGGCTGTACCCATCTTCCCCATCTGGGATGGAATAGTGGTCCCCTTTTCTCGTAGCTACCCAGCCCTCATACCTAACACGCACTGCATCGCTATTTGTGCGCCAACCCCACATTTCGTTTCGGCCGGTGCCAATACTCTCAAACATGCAGCCGTGCAAAGCGGCGATACAAACGAGCGTTTCCTCATCCATCGTATTGCCCTATTACCTTGAGGTAATCCCGCGCCGCATTAGCTTGGGTGTCGAAGTAATCCGCACTTTCAAAACCATCCAGAAACCCCGGATTTGCACAACGAATGCACTTATCTTTGGAATACATATCTTTCAAAATTTCTTTTGGCTCGTTTGCCAGCCACTCCCACTGAGCATCGTAACTATCTAGTTGGAAAGATGCGCCAAAAATTGCCGCCAACGAAATATAATACTCATCGGTGGGCTTAACTGTGGCGTGAGTGCGCGGTAGCTCCATGGCGTTTACTCTCCATCGAGAGGGATATTATGGTGGAGACAGTATGCTACTGCGGCCGCTTCTTCGGTCTGCCACCCATTACAATGGACACCACCAAACGAATACACGCGCATATCACTACGATGCCATGTAGTAACCTCACCACAACAAACGCGCGCTATACCTAATGCACGCTGGCGCTTTTCGCCTTGCACCTGAAGGGTATCGAAAGGCATACCCTTATCATCGTTAGAATAAATACCTTTCATGGTGTCACCGGCAGTAAGGCTTCTGGATCAGCTTTGACCGGGCTCCGGGGGGTTCATCTGCGCGGTAGCGTCCGCCGCTATATCTCGCACAGTCAAGCGCCCATCCGCTTGCCACGATAGAACGATTGATCTCTGCTTCTCCAATAAAGCAACGTGCAACAGACCGATTAAACGTGTGCGTTCCATCGAGAACGCAGCTAACGGCCGCCCCACCAATAATTGCTCGAAGAGCGTATTTAGCTCTTGCTCCGTGCGGGTCTGCAAGCTCTTCAGCGTCGACGCCGCCCAGTCTGATGGCTTGATGGTTGACATAGATTGTATCTCCATCCTGCACTGTAGCTGGTCCGCTCACGACGTTACCCGCTAGAATAACCGCTGTGGCGCAGACGTGAAGCAGCGAACACATGCCCATGTTAGTATCCCATCTCCATAAGCCATAATGCTGCTACGTCGTACATAGTCCGACCAGCGACAGTTCTAATCAGATAAAATTCGTCGTGGTTGGACGGTGTAGCCGCGCGATACCTTTGCTTTGCACCCGCTTTAATATCGTCTTCACAATAAGCGGGCGCAGCATCCATACCCAATAACAAAGCCGTTGCGATCACACGCTCCTGTTTGGCTTTACGCGGCCGATAGGCGCAGAAAAAGCCCCATACTCCTAGCGCCGTATTGATTGGTGTCATGAGGTACGTGAGGAACGGAGTTTGGTTTGCGAGTATAGATGCGACTGCCATCGACGAACACATGGTCGCAATGATACCCATAGCGATACGATCAGGCGTGCCCATGTACGAGCGAATATAGTATGCTTGCTTTGGGATGATGCGCATGATGTTACTTGATCCGCACCGCTTCAACAGCGGAAAGTATATCGTTTATGTCATTGATGGCGTTATGGAGGCGAGAGATAGCGTCGTCTTTATCGAGCGGCATGTCCTGCCCGTCGTCTGCCAGTTCATACATAAGGAACGCAAATAGTGTGTCGCCTACTTTGGACACTTCCTCGATTGGGTTCGCAGTATTAAGCACATGCTGATAGTCGCCGTTCGCATAGCGGCTTGCGACAATAACTTGGAAATGATTGAGCATGGCTTTGACCCCGCGCGTGAGTGCGCTACTCCATAGGTAAATTGTTATCCAAGCAAAACTGGATAGCAACACGTTCGGGCGAGAAGCGCCACATGGTGGGATTATCGGTACCAGCTAAACGATACCTGTCTGCGGTTTCCTTAATTATGGTATGCCCATGCGCCAGCACTTGAAGCATAGCCGCTGGCCCACAACCTTTTTCTACGAGGGCTGAAATCTTATCTGCGATGGTTTTATGGTTCATGGTGCTCACCAGCTAATTTTGAAAGATAAAGTATCTAGCCACTCGATCTTACCCGAACAGGTATCGATCCACTTGCGGCGGCCAAGCATCACATAAAGAAAGCGATAGTATCGTACTGCCCACCATGCGGTGCGCTTGCAATCAGGAGTACGCGGCCAAACTGCCAGCCATCGGTCGCGAGCAAAAATAACGCGCCCATCAATAGTGATGTCTCCTGCCCATACTCTCATGTTTGCTCCTTACCCGCTCGGGTAATCCAAGCATCAAGTGCTTCGCGCGGCGTTTTGTATACGCCATACTTTTCGGCCGCCTCGCTGTTCTGCCAGCCAGACGGTACAATGGCCCACTTGTGTTTATACTCATCCATGTGCCGAAACTGATACAGCGATACGCCCAATATAATTGCTTCAGCCCATTCCTCGGGCAAGGAATTATCTTGTGAGTGTGTGGATGGTTGTTTCACGTTATCGAGCAACCTATTAACTGCTGGGTTAAGGTCGTCTGGCATGGGATTACTGCCGAAATCTGCGAATGATCCACCCGCTTTGGTGGTGTGATGGCCAGTCCCTGAATGACTGCTGCGAAGCAATGGCAGAGCCTCTTAGTGAGGGTAACCACCATCCCCAATGATCGTGGTACGCAGCGTATATCGCAAGCGGTGCCGATGTCCGCAGATGTTGATACCCACGGCGCACCATGATGTCAGTCCAGTGACGGTTCAGGAGATGATGCGATGGTGATATATGCATCGAGTGCCTCACGCGGTGTTGCACAAAAACTGTTATCATATAGGTGGCCCAAAAGATTTCTCTGTGAGCCACCAAATTTAAAAAAGCCGGTGTTTAACACCGTCCATCGGCCTCTCATACCATGATGGGTAAACATAAATAGCTCAACGCCGAGTAACGCTGCTTCCGCGATCTCTTCGTCAGATGGTGTTACGTTTGATGTGGGCATCTAAAGCCTCGCGCGGTGTTTCATATACTCCGAACTCATCAGCGGCTATAGAATTACTCCACCCGTTAGGGGTAAAGCCCCACTTATCTATGTATGATTTGATTACGTTGAATTTATGCAAGCGGCCGCCGAGCAGCATCGCTTCACAGCGTTCCTCTTCGGTGGCTTCTCTATCATACGAGGGCTTTGTATATACCAACATAGCTATCCCGTGGAATTTTTCGCGCGTGAGTGCGCGTCGATATATGCATCCAGTGCTTCGCGCGCGGTAGCATGAAATCCACAATCTGATGGTGGCTCTCTATAGTCCAGAGTACACCATAGATTACTATACTGCGCAGCAGTGTGGGAGAACTGATGCAGGTCTACCCCAAGCAGCATTGCTTCGGCACGCTCTTCCGCTGTCGCATTGAAATCGAATGCCATCGTTACCTCACCACGTAAAAATGGCCGATGCTACACTGGGGAGGATAGCACCGGCCACTCATCGCCGGGGGATACGGGGGGCGTTGCACCCCGGCAATCGCTTCAGGTTCAGGCGTCGCGCTTGGCGATCATCTCCAGAGCCTGCTCTTCAGTGTAGCCACGCTCGACCGCCAGCTTGATGAACTGGTCGTCGTCGCGCTTGGTGCCGAAAGCCTTGACGCGGTCGGCCATCAACTCCTGCACTTGGATCATGCGGGGGTCTTGGTCCTTGAGCCCGTGCTTACCTTCGCCGGTAACCAAGTCCTCCACCTTCTTCAGGATGGACTTCAACTCGTCTTCGAGCGTGCGATCCTTGGGCACCACACGAATGGCGTCCTCGATCTGCTCCTTGGTGAGTTGCGTGTCGTTCTTCAACTGCTCACGAGCAGCATCGACGATGGACGGCGCAAGAGCCTTCACTTTGACCTCGGCGTCGACCAGTGCATCACGGATATCGATCACGTCCTGACAGACCTCGACAAAGTCACAGGTTGTCATGCTGGCCGCTTGGATAACCTGCCGCAGCTTGGATGCATTGGCCTTGGCACCGCCGGCGGTATGTTCCGCCTTCTTGCTGTCGGCTTCGCAATACGCTTCATAGATGCGCGTTGCGTCGTCCTTGGCACCCGGTCCCGTCGGCTTCTCGGCCGAGATCAGCCCGTCGTCGGCCGCGCGCGCTGCCGCCAGATAGAGCTTGGGCAGCGCGCTGGAGCCTTCACCAGACTGTGCGCCCAGCTTGGCCACACCGCGCCAGAAAGCCTTGGCATGGTCTTCTGTGCTCATGTTCGTCTGGTCATGTTCCAAGTCGCCACCGGCTCCCGGCGCATGACCCAAATCGTCGGCGTGTGAGTGCGCGACAGCCATGGCGAGGACGCCATGGCCCATCATAATATGCTTCAACATTCAAAGTCTCCTATGGTTTGATGATGAGGCGCAGCCCTCATTACCTCATAGGGTAACGCTCGCTTGGCCTCGACTTCGCACCGCTACTTGGAGCAGCACGCCAACTCCCGTAACCTCCTAGGTATGGGGAGAAGCTCTGAATAGGTGGGAGCCGTCTCGCCGCTCCCTTCGCGGCCTCTAGCTGGGCTTGCCCATTGTTTATGGTCGCATGGTTGACCTGCCGTCAGGCGCTTTGATGGCATCTTATGGTTCGGATCGCACGATCTACGTCTCGACCATTTAGTGCCTAGATGATTTTATGTTTCAACGCGGTGCAGCATAAGGCTGGCGCTGGTGCCATGGTTTGATGGGGCTGCTATGTCGTCTGTGGCCGCAACGTCGGCGGCGTTCATAGCTTTGCGGTCACGAGCCGCTTGGTACTCATGCTGTCCTCGCTTCCTCCTTCTCGATGCTGGCCTCATTAAGCGCGGCGTTGAGCGCACGCGCCGTCTCTTGTCGGCCGGTCACGAATAGATGGTTGACCGCCGCGTTCCACGTAGCGAAAGCGAGCAGCCGCTTTTTAGCCTCGTCGCTGACAAGCACATCACCCATGCCCTGCCAGCAATGAATGTGGCCGCGCGTGAACGAAAACGATTTGGGTGCGCTCATCAGTCCTCCTTATGGTCTAGCCCAAGCGTCTCATCGATGGACCGGCAGTCTTTGAGCAAGTCCGCGATCTGGTCGTTTGCTGGTCGCATATCCGGCGCAAGAGGGGTCGGCTCGATGTGCGGCTGGCCCCGGCTCTGCGGTGCAGAGTTACCTTCAAGGTTAGCTGATAAGCTCTGCGGTGTATGCATAGCTAGTTCGACGGCGTTGGCGTTCTGGGCTGCAATGGCGTGCCGTTCCCAGTTTTGTTCCATTAGGCCGAGCATATATGTCTTTTCGCCCTCGATGGTGACAGATGTATCCCCACAGACTGGGCAGACTTTCTGTCGTTGGGTAAATGTACCCAGATGGTTGGACAGATGTGTCGTTTTGCGCGTGTGAGTGCGCACATTGCATTTAGCGCATAGCGTTCCCATGACAGATGTAGCCTTCCGATGGTTCGATGGTTACATGTAGCCACGGCGATTTGTTCAAGTCAAGGCTATATTTGTTGTTCAAAATGTGTCCTCGACTTGAGACACATGTATATTCATGCGATGGTTAGATGTAGCTTATTCAAATTGCCACAATGGTACATTTGAATAACAGCCCTTTAAGATCAAGCACTTAACTTAATTCTTATTCAAGTGCCAAAACAGAAGCTATAGGGTATAGAGCTACATCTAGGTAGGTCAGCAGAGTATACATGTAGCCGTTTGCTAACCTACCTAGATGTGACCCTTTCCTATTATATATATTGATATTTGAATAAGAATAAGAATAAGACAATGGCCCATGGTTCCCGAGGGTTCCACTCTCTGCCGACCATCAAACCACCGCAGCAAGGCCCGCGAAGAACGCCTCGCGGCGCTCCAGATGCACAGCCAACGCTTCGCGCGCGGCGGCGCTCATCATGCAACCATTGGTACGTTTATACCCGCGTACCATCATACCATTGACCCTTGGGGCATACGCCTTTGAAGGGTCACGCGGCTTGGATGGTTTGACCACCGCATCGATCGCAAAGCGTTGCTTGGCGTGCGGGTTGTTAGCCTTACGCATCTTGAGAGTTTTCTCGCGCATAAACTTCGATGCCATCGTTACCTCCTATGGTAAGATCATTGCATGGTAGAACCATTGCCCGCCGCTTATGCGGGTTCCGTTGGGACTTAACCCTTCAATGGTTCAACGATGCAATGGGGCGAGCGTGCTAGGCCCGCCCCTGCATCTTGTTGATCTACGATAGGCGTTGGTTAGACGCTAACCGTGAAGTCTCGCTAGGTTCGCCTCGCGGTGGCCCTCAAACCATGAGTGGTTCCCATCAGGATTGCCAGACGGAGCGCCGGGCACCCAGTCTCGGGGCGTGATCCATTGCATGGTCTGATCGTGATGGTAACCTTCCCACATAAGGGTCGCGTTACCTCGCGTTGTAACCCAGCCTCACGGCTTTGTCGCGCAGTCCGGCTTGGCGCACCTAAGGGTGGCGCGTTGATCCGAGGTCGGCGGGTAGCCTTGGGGCATCCGTTGACCATGGCACCACACCATGACCCTCCCAAGAGCTTGCGGCTATCCTCCATATCGAAAGGTTCGATGGGGCGTTCCGACTTAGGTACAGGGAGAGAAGTTCGCCCCGTCCTACAGCCTAGGTAGGGGGAGGGGTTACCCGGCGGGGTATATGGACGGGGGTGGGGCATGGGGGGCCGGGCTTTGTTGGGGCCCCGTCTAACACACCGACCATAAAACCATTTTAAAATAGAAAATTAAAAACATGAACGGCGCAGAAAAACCCCAAAATAAAAAACTAAAATCTTAGCCCATTTGACTTTTAAATTTTATACCTGTAATGTCCCAGGACATTACAGGTATAAAATTAACCCAACACCCCATCACAAAACCGCCTTAATTGAACGGTTAACCTCGGGTTCCTCTTCCCCACCCGAGGTTAGCCAATGTTGAAGCCCATCCTGCTCATACTGCTGGCGCTGTACCTGATGGTGGGGCTGTTCAATTTCTGGGTCTTCATGCAGACGCCACGCTCGCTCACGGACCCGTGGTGGGCCATGATCCTGCTGTGGCCGCTCTATTGGGACTGGCCCCATTTCATCGCTACGATGCTCGGGCTCAAACGGTAGGGCCCTGTGAGGCTTGGATGGTGCGATGGTGCGATGGTGCGATGGGTACAGGTACGCGCGCAGCGCACTGCCGGCGACATCCCTCTCATCGATGCCCTTTGAAGTCCTTGACACCCCGGCGGATAAGTAGTAGGTAGGGCGTGAGGTCGGTGACCGTTGCGCTGTAGCCCGCATTGAAGCGGAACCAAGCCCCTTGCGCGCCGACCTATAACATTTCCTTTTGCCCTAATCCGCAGCCGGCGTCATAGACGGTCAACGGGTTGAGACTTCCGAGCGGAAGACTACACGGGTCGTGAGCGTTCTAGCGCCACCACCGCCATGTAACGACGGAAGAGGGTAATTCAGCTTCGGGCACGGCCGGCGCATCTGCTCATCCACCAGCGATTGAAAGCTGGATACCGGGGACAGCACTGTGACCGGCGGCCCGGAGAACAAACGAAAGAGCGCATGAGCGACAACATCCGACTGGTTGATTTTGGAAAAAATAAAACCCCAGAAGCCGATGAGGGTATCGTCGAGCAGCTTGAAGAGCTTGTCGCCCGTGCCAAGAGCGGCGAGATACGAGGCATCGCGTACGGTGCGATCACTGGCGACGCTTCGAGTTTCACTGGCTTCGCGCTCGCAAAAAATACATCGCGCACGCTGCTCATCGGTGCGGCTTCACATGTATTGTGGCGGCTCAACCTGATGATGGAAAACACGCCGGGCGTAGCACTTGATCCGGTGCCAGAAGCCGACGAGACTGACCCAGTAAAAATCGAGATCGCCGAACGCAGCGAAAAGGGAGAGCCCCATGAGCTTCAAGAGCGTGTCGAAGAAAATCGCGAAGAAGGAAGGCGTGTCGAGGAAGACCGCTGATGCCATCCTCGCGAAGTCTTCACGAAATGCGTCGGCTGCGGCGAAACGGCGAAATCCGAAGCTCAAGCGTGTTAAGGGGTGATACCATGAAACCAGTCGTCGCGTTCTTCGGCGGGCTGTTGCTCGCGCTGCTCATCGCCAACGTCATGCGCCCGGCGCGCGGGTTCGAGATCAGCGAGCAGGCTGCAAAGTTCGCGCTCGTCAAAGCCATCAACTGGGGATACTCGTGCCGCGATAAAGGCGTCACGCTCCCAGAGTGCATCGCCGCAGCACCGATGCGGTAACATCCACTATGAAGAAGAGGACTACATGACGGAAGACGATAAGGATAAACGCAACACCGCCATTCGTGTTCAAGCATTGGAGATCGCAAAGCAGATTGCAATGCATAGCCAAGTTGGTGCGACCACAATCAGTGTCGACGACGTAATCAAAAATGCCGGAAAGATCGAAGCATACTACAATGGAAATTCCGGCGAGCAAGTTTCGTCCGCACAAACTAAAGGCGCGTGACGTTCGTGAAATGATAGACCTATATCGCTGGGGCGCTTCGCTTCAGGATATAGGTCTTCTTTATGGGGTGTGTATTGCGACTGTGTCGCATACTATGACACGCTTCGGTATACCTAAACGCGCCAATGGCCGGCCGGTGCTAGTCAAGCCAAACCATACCGATAACAAGATCAAGTCCAGCCGCCCGCAGTTACCTTGCGGCGGCTCTGTCCGCGTTGACGACCATGGAGAAATCGACCGACTATTTCGGTCATGCGTCCGTGCGTCACAAGACAAGCATACTGGAGTGCATCGATAGGATGAGAGTATTCGTTCTTTTCAGGGAGAGCCTTCCGCACACCCCCGCGAGTTCGTGCATAGCGGTATCCACCCGCGAGGCCACGGATGATCTTTGGGCATCGATCATGGTCGAAGAGGATCGCCCCTGCGCCGTCGTTTTGTTTGAGCAGCCAGCTTTCGACGGCCCGCAGACGGTTATCGATGTCGTTGGTTGGGGCCGGCATCGCCTTGAAGTTCATGCGAGCGAGGACATCGAAAGTCGTTTCCTCGTAGATGGAGGACTTGGCGACGCCCGACGGGTCACCGATGATTACGATTGGAATGTTAAGGTAGCGTTCTTGCGACAACACCGGCATGAGATTTCGCTCGATGTGTGCCTCAAGGCCGATGTCCTCCGCGATCACTTCTTCCAGACAGAGCATGCGCCCTCGCGGGTCCATCTGGCAGATTACGCTACAGGGGTCGCGGCCAAAGTCCTGACCAATGATGAGTGGCGCAAACTTGTTCGGTATGAGCCCGCGTGCGACGTGAAATGATGTCTTGAAGCTCTCTCGGAAAACAGCGGTGCCGGATGGATCGTCGCCGAATTGCGCGTTGACATAGCGCCTGATCCAGTCGGGCGACGCACCGGACATTGCACGTTCGTAGTATTTGCGACCCAATGCCCGCCGCTCTTCGCTGTCGATGGGGAGCCGCACGCTATCCGTGGTCTGGTTGAGCCACTCCAGATTTTCAGCGTACTCTTCGAGGCCGCCGGGCTGGATGAAGATATCCCACTCATCGTGTTCGGCCGTCATGAACTCGTGCCACTTCGACCCTTCGGGCGGCATGTTGGTGTCGGCGATGACGCCCTTCCATGTGCAGAAGCCACGGTTGCCGGTGGGGAAGCGGCCGACGCGGCCTTGGAGCGCGCCGACGAGGTCCACCTGCATCTCGATGCACTCGGACATCCACGCGGCGGTCAACTGCATCGAGAGCAGCCGGCGCTGGTCTTCCGGGTCTTCGAGGGGGATGAGAAGCCACTCGCTTTTGACGTCGCCGAAGGTCAAGTATACCGTGTTGTCGGTGACCTTATAGGTGGCAAGTCCTTGTAATAGCGAGAGAATATCCTTGAGGACAGTATCCTTCAACTGCTTCAGGGTCTGACGCACCACGGCGAAGCGGGTATACCGGAAGCCGTCATCGGCTTTTTCCTGCTCCATCGCACGGCGAAAAAGCTCCATGATGCACGATGTGGTCTTGCCCGATCCGACCGGGCCGGCGATGAGCCGCCCGAACGCCGCGCTCTTCATGAACCGGGCGCATGTCGGCGGGGCGGTATAATTGATCTGCATCAGGTGGCCTTTTCGGGCACAGGGTCAGGACTGGTTGAGGCGTTGGGGGTGACGTCGATTACCTGTTCGGGTAACTGGTTCTGGTATTCGAGCTTCACGTCGTTGCCGAGATTGATCGTGATGCTGACCCGGTCGCCGGCCCGCGCCGCGCTGATATCGGCCTTCGCGCCGAGCCCGGCGAGGTTCGCTGCCAGCTTCCCGGCTTCGACCTTGGCGTTGAGGTTCTCTTCGCGGTCGTTCATGCGGGAGTATAGCTCCGGTAGCCATTCCTCGATCATCGAAGCTGACTTGAGCTTGACGCGCTCATAGGTGTTGGTGGCCCCATTCCACGCTGCGATCTCGGACGCGAGCACGGCGATAAATCGCTCGTTCTTCTTCAGGGCCTCGAATTTGGCCTGATCGACCCCTTGGGCCTTCAGAATGTCGGGGATGGGCTTGAGGCCGATGGCGATCTCGCGCGCCAGCAGCACCATTTGAAGCTCGTCGTGCGTCGCCTGTGGGACGATGGCCAGACCGGGCGTCTTCATGTCGGCGACAGAAACCATTGCGGAATGTCTCGCTACGTTGTAAGTCTAGCAGATATACTATATAGGCGACTGATGGCAACCAGTCCTCCACCCGGCGCGCTACCATCCACATCGTCAATCGGAGGCGGGGCACCGCTATTGCGTGTCGTGTCCCCGGCGGCGCTCGACCGCGCCGAAGCATTGCAGTTCAAGTCCAAGGCACAGGCCGAAGACCAAGCGCAGGCCGAACTCTCCCAGAATGCACAGTCGAACATTGCGGGGTATATCCGCACGCAGTTCGAGTTGATGCGTAACCATCGCAACAACACGTCATCCGGTTGGTCCGAGCGTTTGCTGGCCGCGCTGCGCGCATTCAATGGCCAGTACGACCAAAGCAAGCTCAATGAAATTCGAAACTTCGGCGGCTCCGAAGTTTACGCGCGCATCGTCGCGATGAAATGCCGGGGCGCTAGTTCGCTGCTCCGTGATGTCTATCTGCAAGCTGATCGTCCATGGGGCCTCAATGAAGGCCCTGATCCTGCTATCCCTGAAGAAGTTGTCGCCTCCATCCGGCAACTGGTCGAGACAGAAATCGGCACACTTCAGCAGGCTGGACAGCCCATCGACGCCAACAATATCCGTGACCGCATCAACCAGTTGATGACGGCCGCGCGGCAGGCGGCGAAGAAGAAGGCTTCCGATCAAGCAAAAATCGCAGAGGACAAAATTGATGAGTATTTGGTGGAAGGTGGCTTTTACACAGCACTCGCCGAGTTTCTTGTTGATCTGCCACTGTTTCCATTTGGCTGCATTAAGGGGCCAGTCGTTCGAATTATGCCAACGGTCACTTGGCAGGGGCGTCAGGCTACCACGGTCAACAAACCGCGCCTTACGTGGGCGCGCGTATCACCGTTCGACGTGTGGTGGACGCCCGGCGTCTCGGCCATTGAAGATGCGTCGGTCATTGAAAAGCAGCGCCTCACGCGCGCCGATCTCAACGACTTGCTCGACCTGCCGGGATATAATCAGGACGAAGTCAGGGCGGTGCTGACGGAGTATGGCAGCGGCGGCCTCAACGACAACTGGGACCAGACCGACGCCGAGCGAGCGGACAACGAGAACCGCGAAAACCCGATGTATAACCGCAGCGGGCTCATCACCTGTTTGGAGTATAACGGCAACATTCAGGGGCTAATGCTCTTGCAGTATGGCGTTGACCCCAAGCTCGTGCCTGATCCGGTGCGGGACTACATGGTGCAGGCATGGCTCATCGGTACGCACGTCATCAAGGTGCAGATGAGCCCGAGCCCGCGTAAGCGGCATCCATACTTCATCACGAGCTTTGAGAAGGTGCCGGGTACCCCTGTGGGTAACGGTCTTCCTGATATTCTGGCCGACGTCGCTGATGTCGCCAACAGCACGCTGCGCGCGCTGGTCAACAACTTGAGCATCTCATCTGGCCCGCAGGTGGTGGTCAACGATGATCGTCTCTCTGACAATGAGGACGGCGAGGACTTGTACCCGTGGAAGCGGTGGCACGTTCGCAATGACCCGCTGGGTAACCAGACGCAGGTGCCCATCAGCTTCTTCCAGCCGTCGAGCAACGCCAACGAGCTTCTCGCGGTGTATCAAAAATTCAACGATATGGCCGACGACTTGAGCGCCATTCCCCGGTATCTGTCGGGGCAGAACGCCGGGCAGGCGGGGCGCACGGCATCCGGCTTGGCGATGCTGATGAGCAACGCATCCAAAATTCTCCAGACGGTTGCCGCCAACATCGACCGCGATATATTCGAGCCGCTATTGTCGATGCTGTACGATATGATCATGCTGACCGATCAATCGGGGCTTCTCACCGGCGAAGAAAGTATCCGCGTTCTCGGTGTGACGGTCGCTATCCAGCGCGAGACGCAGCGTGCACGCCAGCTTGAGTTCTTGCAGATCACCGCCAACCCGCTCGACGTCGGTATCATCGGGCCCAAGGGCCGCGCGGCGGTTCTTCGGTCGGTGGCGGAAACCATCGGTATGGACGGCGAAGAGATCGTGCCGAGTGATGACGAGCTTGCAGCACAGCAGGCCGCCGCAGCACAGCAGGCGCAACAGGCACAAGCGGAAAAAGCCGCACAGGCGCAAGGTGGACAGAATTCCACCGGCGCTACCGGCGACATGGGCCCACGGACAAACT